TGACGAATGATTTCATCCGTTCAACTTCACCACGGGGTATTTTCCTGGTGTATTTGAGCGTGACATTCTTGTTTCCCACAGACAGTACAGTAGACGACATTTTTTAATATTTACCCATAATAAAACTATGTGGCTTCTAGCTCTCCTCATCCTTGTGAACATCTACCTGCTGACTCAGACTGGTAAGCCTCGTGTCGTAGCGACCGCCTCTAACGGTGAGGAATGGACTATTTACGGGACCATGGGTTGTGGATGGACTCGTAAGCAGTTGGAGTATATGGAAAAGAATGGAAAGCCATTCAAGTTTGTTGACTGTGAGAAGGAGGGTTGCTCAGGTATGGAAGCCTTCCCAACCATCGTTCACCCCAGTGGTGAAAAGACCGTCGGTTACAGCGAGATTTAAAGACCCCGCACAACATTCAGCGAAAGAGCAAGGATGAAAGCATCGAGCATAGACTTGAGGGGCTTGAGGACGGTCACGTGAGGGGCAAGGGATCGGTTCCACGCGAATCGGAGAACGAAGGTCGAGATGAGCACGTTGAGAACAAAGATGAGAAGCTCAGTGAGCATATCAGATTTATTTTCGGTCTTAACAATTTCCTTGAACATTTATTAGGTACGGATATTTTTTTCTATACAGATTGTAAATGAAGAACCTACCCCTGAGTGGTTCGGAGAGGAAGTTTACCAATAAGCGTTGGGGTACGGCTACTGGTATAGGTAACAATAACTGTTACGCCTATGCTGTAGGGGATTATGAAGCTTACAGGTGGCAAAAATCCATTCCTGGTGATCGGTCTGGACTTTCTAATGGAAATCATAACTATACTCACTGCACCGGACTCCCAAACCGTGTTATTTCCGACAACCCAATGAAGATCTATCGTGCTAAACCAAATGAGAAATGTAAGAAGGGGTACTACAAAGTCATGATGTTCGTATGTCCTGGAAGACCTACAAACTATATTCGCCAAGGAGACTTTCACTTCTACGTGCAACACAATGCCGTGGAGTATCGCGTAAAACCCGGGGACACCCAAGAATCTGTAGCCAAGTTTTTCAAGGTTCCACTCTCTAGGGTGAAGCGGGCTGGTAAGTTCGCCCCTAACAAGCGTCTCATCTTCAGAGCCAATGTATTCAGTCACAAGAGGGGTTGGGCCACTGGGCCACTTCTGACTGATGCATCTGGTAAGTCTATCAGGGACCCACGTAAAGCTGATAGGAACTATCCTGGTCTAAACTACGAAAAGTACTGTAGCTCATTCTGTGTCAAGGACAAGGGCATCAAGGTCGGAAAGACTCATCCCAAGGTCCGCAAAAAGACTATCTAAATCTACTGTATTCTCAACGTCAAAAGACATGTCAAAAATATCCATTATATTGAAAATAGCTTCACTCTGCAATGACACAGTATTGGACTGTGCTGTGTAATTGTTCTGAACTGTCAATGTAACCTTGAATTGTGAAACGTCAAAAACTTTTCTACAAATCGGGCACGTGTTCTTACCTTTATCTTTCCACTCCTGTATACAGTGGGAATGAAACATATGTCCACAGCGGATGGGTGGGTTGGCCCTTGTTGACCTTACCTCGCCGAGACATATTGCACATTGTGGCATTCTACAGTATAGTTTTAAAGTTTTTATTACAATTTATCACACCTAGTACGTTTTAGACATGTTAGTGTACGTGTTGCATGGGTCACACTTCCCACGAGAGTCCTCTTGAAGTTTGTTCAGGAACTCGGGACCCTGCTTTTGGAGCGCTTGACGGAAAGAGTAATTGTCCTCTAACTTGATACCATTTTGTTCCATGAGGTAGTTGTTCGTAAGCTGGGCTGAAGAGTGGATGGTGAAGCACCGTCCATCGGCCATTCCAAGTCGTTGAGACATTTTGTATTACTGTATCGTTAGAAATTAATTTGTCTATTTGTGATAGTCTGGATCCAAGACTGGAACCCCTTACCCCTGAGATGTTCAATCATCGGTTCACATTTGTGTCCCAGGAACACATCAAATACATCCTTCTCTTCCGTGGGAGAGACCCTAATTTGGGGCTCCTCGTTGATATGCTGATTGATGATGTTGTATCCAAAAGCAATTTCCTTTAGGGTCTCAGCTCCGGTGATGATGATCTTGCCAGTAGAGAAGATACTCGTGGTAATCTCTTTCATATCCTGTGCCGGTTGAAACTTAATCTTAACAGCACTGTACCTGTCAGGTTCGAAGGAAACCTTAAAGATGTCTGGGTGATTCTCAAAGTGTTGAGCCACCTTCATGAGATTGATGTTGTAGTTGAGGCTGAAATTAGAGTTGATCATGACAACTCGGAAAGAATCAACGGGGACTTGGTTTTCCATTTTCAAAAAAGTCTTGAAGATGTAGATAAGTTGTGTGATGATTCTCTTGCAATCAAAGAGATCGCAGCACCCAGCAACTTGAATAGAGCCATTTGGGAAGACCTTTACAGATTTTGTACTGTACGTATCATGGTATGTGAGTGTCACCTGATTGTAGAAAGTAGTGGGCTTCAATTTCCACTCGAAGCCACCGTCACCCTTGGAACCAGAACGTTTCAATTTGAAAGTTTCTAAAGTCTCAAAAACTGAACGAAGCCTTTTAATATCAATTTGTTGAATAAACTTTGAAACCATCGTGATCGTTGTAATCTTTATCCAGGAAGGTCTTGTCTCATCAGGAAAACCCTTCCTAAACTCATCAAGAGTCAGAAGGTATGAAAAGCTGTTGTTGGCGATTGCCGAATACATTGTTTTACTCTTTTATCCAGAGCCTCTCGTCTTTATCTAATTTTATACTTAAAAGAGAGTGACTTAGGTTATCTACATGACTTCCTTTCTCAAAACCGCGAAACACGTCTACGATGTTGAATCTGAACTGGACTACGTAGCCATAACTTATGAACGTTTTGTTAGAGGTAAGGGGTATGAGACTTATGTAGACTATATCCACACAAAGCCTCTCGCGAGTTGGACCATTCTCAAGTCCAAGAGTCAATCTATCCCTTATGAAAAGTTCTTGGATACGATGTGTGAAAAGACCTTGGAGGTTCTTCAGAAAATGTCCGAACTCGCACTTGAGAATATCGTGGCGGATAAACAGAGTATTCACACATACATTCGCACAGCTCACGCGTCTAAGATTCTTGACCCCACCTTTCAACCACCTTGGATTAATCGTAAGAGTGCTTGGCAGAGGGAATTTATTAAAAAGTTTTGTATGGATACACTCGCTGATCTTATTCAACGATGTGAAGATGAATCTAGACTGGAGTATTTCTTCAACGTCTTGCGTAATATACAGTCAGGGCAATAGCTAGGACACATATAGAACCACCAATAAGAGAAAACTCTGGATGATTGGAAACACCGATAGTCACCTTTTCATATACAGTCTTTTTCCTTGGTTTAGTAAAGCCAGTATCAATGTTCCTACGTGGAATAAGTGCTCTATCTAAAGAACAGTCAGATGTAGATTCCGCACACAATCCATACTCGCAATAGACACTTCTCTTAGGTTTTTGGATACCTGGTTCAGACCTAATTTCAGTAAAATCATCATACCCACCACTTTGTCTCACACTCCCTGGAAGGGAGAAATCGTGGGTGACAAATGGATTGACCTTATCAATTGCTTCTTCGTCTGTGAGCATCATAATTACTTTTACTTCAGATTATATTTTTTGGTCTTCATTTTGGTTTTGTGTTCTTCCCACATCATATCTAGATCTACGTTTAACATATGTGCCAACTGGAAAAGGTAACTAAACACATCACCCATCTCCATCATGACATCCGTACCCCTTTCCTTCTTGAGACCTATCTTCTTATAGGTCTTCTTGTACTGACGAATGGCCGACGCGAGTTCACCAAATTCTTCTGTCAGCAGGAGCCATACTGTATCAACTGCGGCGCGGTCCCAACCCTTTGATTTACACACTTTTTCAGTTTCTTGTTTGTAGAAGTTCAAACTCATCTTACCAGTATATGAAATCAAAGCTTTAATTGATACCAATCTTCATATTCTTGGGAAGCTTTTTACCATATGTACTTGTGTTAATGGGTTGTGCGAGAGGGACTGCGATTGTATCAATATCTTGGACGTAGGACATGTACTGAGAGACTCCAGTCTGTATCTGAGAGACCGCGGTATCGATAACACGGGAATTCATAAACCGGACTTGCTCGTTGATACGTGTGTGGTGATCACCAGAGTTGTTGATGAAGACGACCCGCATGATACTATACAGGTCATCGGCGTTTTGCCGATCGATGGCGATACCAGTTTTGTTCTTGAACGTTTGACGGATCCCACGCTGGAGAAGATTTTGGTTGAACTCAGAAAAGAACAGGGTATTGAGTGGAGTCTCACACTGTTTGAGGGAATCAAGGTGAAGGTTGTCACACATTTAATATACCCTCGGAAAAAAAACTTGGTACATATTAAATGTTGAACATAGCTGATTTTGATGAGGCCTATGCCAACAAACCCACAAACGTTGAACAAATCCCGTGCAAACCCCCAACCTGCTTCGTGGGATCTTATGCCCCCGTGGCGCGTCCAGGTGAGACTGGTCCCTTCTTTGTGAACAGTTACCTTCTTCAGCCTGATCGTAAGTTTGAGACCGTCGGGACCGTTAAGGTTACCAGTGGTGATCTCGAGAAGTGCAGGAAGTAAGTTAAAAATAAAAGACGTAGATTAATTAGTAATGAAGGTCATTAAACGCTCAGGTCGTATTGAGGATATGAAATTTGATAACATCACCAATAGGATTAAGAATTTAACATATGGTCTCTCGGAAAATTGTGACTCTTCCAAAGTCGCACAACAGGTAGCTTCATCCCTCTATGATAGTATCACGGTTCAGGAAATTGACACACTCTCTGCGGAAGTGTGTGTCGGGATGATCACATCCGACCCTGACTATGAAGTCCTCGCGACTCGTCTCATCGCCAGTAACATCCAGAAGGTGTGCCCCAATAACTTCCACATCGCCATGAAGAAACTTGCCAAGGTTGATATCGTCACCGATGAAGTCGCACACATTGCCGGTCTCGTCAGAAATGATATCATCGCGAAGAGGGACTTTGACTTTGGGTACTTTGGACTCAAGACCCTAGAGAAGAGCTACCTCCAACGTCTAGATGGTGTGCTGATGGAAACACCCCAATACATGTTTATGAGGGTATCCATCGGTATCCATGGTGATGATATCCCCGCCGTTCTGGAAACGTATGATAAGATGTCCCAAGGTCTTTTCATTCACGCGACACCCACGTTATTCAATGCCGGTACACCTAGGCCACAGATGTCCAGTTGTTTCCTAATTGCCAACAAGGAAGACTCCATCAATGGTATTTATGGCACCCTAACCGAGTGCGCCCAAATCTCAAAGTGGGCTGGTGGTATCGGTATGCATATCCATGACATTAGAGGTAATAAGTCTCGCATTAGAGGTACAAATGGACAATCCGATGGTATCATTCCAATGCTTAGGGTTTTCAATGCCACAGCGCGATACGTGAACCAAGCTGGTAGACGTAAGGGGTCAATCGCCGTCTACATTGAACCATGGCACATGGATATCATGGATTTCTTGGAACTCCGTCTCAATCAAGGTGACGAAGAGGCGCGTTGCCGTGATCTATTCTCAGCCCTCTGGATCCCAGACCTCTTCATGAAGAGGGTGGAGCAGGGTGGTCAGTGGTCCCTCTTCTGTCCAGACAAGGCTCCGGGTCTCTCCGATGCAGTGGGTGACGAGTTTGAAGCTCTCTACACAAAGTATGAGGAGGAGGGTCGCGCTAACACCACTGTGCCAGCCGCAGATATTTGGAAGGCTATCCTAAAGTCACAAACGGAGACTGGTACCCCATACATGCTTTACAAGGATGCATGCAACAAGAAGTCTAACCAAAAGAACTTGGGAACAATTAAGAGTTCCAATTTATGCACAGAGATTATAGAGTATACTGACAAAGATGAGACTGCTGTGTGTAACCTGGCCTCAATTGCCCTCCCCAAGTATGTGGACGTAGAGAATAAGACATTTGATTATGAGAAGCTCCATGAAGTCACCAAGACTGTGACTAAGAACCTGAACAGAGTCATTGACAGGAACTTCTACCCAGTTGAGACTGCCCGAAAGTCTAATATGAGGCATCGTCCAATTGGTCTCGGTGTCCAAGGTCTCGCGGATGTATTTATCCTCTGTCGCCACGCGTTTGATTCCGACGAGGCTAAGGAAATTAACGCTCGTATCTTTGAGACTATGTACCACGCCGCCCTTGAAGCCAGTTCAGAGCTTGCAGAGGTTCAGGGTTCCTACGAGACATTCGAAGGATCCCCAGCCTCCCAAGGTGTGCTCCAATTTGATATGTGGGAGGGTGATACCAAACTTCACTACGACTGGGACGCTATGAAGGAACGTGTGAAAACGAAGGGACTTAGGAACAGCCTCCTCATGGCTCCAATGCCCACAGCCTCCACAGCTCAGATTTTGGGCAACAACGAGTGCTTTGAGCCTTATACAACTAATATCTACTTGCGTCGTACCCTAGCTGGTGAGTTTGTAGTTGTCAATAAGCACCTCGTTAATGATCTCAAGAAGATTGGTCTATGGTCCAAGGAAATGAAAGATCTTATGGTGAAGGCTGGTGGGTCTATCCAAACTATCGTTGACATCCCTGAGGATATCAAGAAGTTGTACCGTACTGTATGGGAAATCAAGATGAAGGATGTCATCGATATGGCGGCGGATCGTGGGCGGTTCATTGACCAATCCCAATCTATGAATCTTTTCATGGAAAGCCCTACGATGTCAAAACTCTCCTCAATGCATATGTATGCCTGGAAACAGGGTCTCAAGACAGGTATGTACTATCTGAGATCTAAGGCAAAGGCTCGTCCAATCCAATTCAGTCTTGAACCCGATTGTGTGGCGTGTTCAGCTTAAAGTTTTAACCGTATATTCATTCAGTACAATGTCTAAAATTACCGACGCTATTGAAAATTTGGAAATTGCCGAGTTTAACAACCGAAAGATCGTACTCTCCACAAAGGAGGGTACTCCAATGAGGATCCACTTTCCTCGTCTGTACATGCCTTTCGGTGTCTCTGGTTTTACCCCCGAAGTCGGACCAACTAAATATAATGTGGATTTGGCCCTAAAGGGACATGACGAGGAGGGTAGTTACATTAATAAGTTTTACACATCTATCCGAGCTATCGAGGATAAGATCATTGACAATGTAGTTGAACAGAGTGAAAAGATATTTGGGAAGAAGATGACGAAGGAGGAACTCGTACCAATGTTCAACTCCAATGTAAAGGAAAGCCCCGGTCGCGAACCAAAGTTCCGCGTAAAGGTTGACACGGATCACAATGGTCTCATCAAGGCTGCCGTCTATGACGCTGACAAGAATCCAATCAAGACTGAAGTTTCTAACGGTCTCTATGCAAGAAATAGTGGTCACGCTATTGTTGAAATCAATAGTGTGTATTTCTTGAACAGAATGTTCGGGTGTACCTGGAAACTTAACCAACTTGTAGTGTATGAACCCCAGAATCTCAAGGGGTTCCAGTTTCAGATTTAGTAGAGACGTTTAGTTACAACTGTCCCTGGAACATTTTTGTACTTTGGGATTGGACTATAGTTCTTGTATCCACCAGGCATCTTCGTAAACATCGCACCCCTACTAGTCGCATAAATGCGACGCTTCTTGTTATCAAGGAAGTTCGTATTCATCGCAGCCTTTCTAGCACGCTCTAACACGTTCATATTACTTATTACCGTTATTTTTATTCAAAAGAAGAATAGAATATATAATTTGCGCCTCCTTAAGGAGTTTACCCTGAATCTTGGTGAACCTCTTAGGGTCCTTTCCCAATTTAATCTTAGCTATACGCACAGACTCGTTCCACTTAGCAAGTGTCATTCTTATAGTATTACATCATTTTTTTCACCTTCGTCTTGTACGCCTTGGTACCCTCCTTGGGTTGAAGCTTGAAACCATTTTTGTTAGGCTTGAAAACCTTGACAAGATGCTTCTTACCCTCCTTCTTCATACGAGCGAGCGCAGCCTCCTGAGCAGCCTTGCTCTTAATCTGACCATCATCGAGGATGAGATCCTTCTTCTTGAGACCACCCGCAGTTTGGTCAGCAGTTCCGTGGAATACTTGAGCGCGAGAACCAATCATTTTGTTTATATATTAGGTTTTGAAAATTTTCTTGATGTCCAAAATGGAAATCTTTTCAGCTGTTCTCTTTACTGGAATTTGTCTTTCAACCCTCTCATCGTTGAGAACTTTTGAACACACGATAGATTTATGACCTTGAAGAGCGAGGATCTCCTCCTCCACTGAAACAAATGTATCCATCTCTTTGTAAATTAATTTCTTAACAAACACTTCTTTAGTCTGACCCATGCGGTGTGCTCTACCAATCGCTTGAAGTTCCGTCGCAGGGTTCCAAGACGGACCCGTGATGTATACACGAGTAGCTTCTTGAAGGTTGAGACCCTGACCCCCTGAGCGAATTTGTATAATGAAAACAGCCCCTGTTGGTGCTTTTTTGAACGCGGTCACCTGGTTGTCCCTATCCTCCTTTGCCACTGAACCATCAATGCGGAACGTTGGTCTCTCCATATTCTTCTGGATGTAGTTCATTTCACCCCTAAATTGACAGAAGATGAGGGTCTTCTCATCTGGGTGAGACTTAATCATACGAAAGAGGGTCTCCATCTTATTGGACCTCCCAACCCACTCTTCTGCTTGCGTTCCAGTCTTCTTTGCAATACCCTCAAGATACATAGCTGGCCAAATCATGACCTGTCGTGCTCTCAATAAACACTCCAAAATGACCATATTCTTGGAGTTGAGACTGATGGCATTCCTAAACGCCTCTCGGATCGTGTCTTGGGCATCTTGAAAGACAAACTCATAAAGTTGCCTCTCATCCGGGAACATGTCAAGTTCAACATTCTCAAAGTAACAGTTTGGTAACCTCAAACGCTCATTGATCTTAGCCAGGTCATCCTTGGTTCTCCGAAGGATGTATATATCTTTGATCTTGTTCGTCATACCTTGAACAAGGGCTTTGTCAATACCAAGGAAGGCACACAGTGATACAAAGTCATTCATAGAATTGAAGACGGGTGTACCTGTAACAATCCATTTGATCTCAGCTTTGATACGGTTCACACTCTTGAACAACTTTGAAGATTTGTTACGAATCTCATGGGCTTCATCAAGAATGATTCTGTCCCAAGATTTCTTGTGGATGGGTGTGTCTTCGTGGGTAGATAGTAGGGAATACGGCATGATTATAACATCAGCCTCTTTGAGGGTACGGTTTGGACCCTCAAAGACGTGGACGGAAAGTTGTGGAGCAAACTTATTGATCTCCCCAACCCATTGTGTAATGATACTCTTCGGTACGACGATCAGTGTACTTTTTTGGGGGTTTCCGAGTATAGTAGCAATCAATTGAGCACTTTTTCCAATTCCCATTTCGTCGCAGAGAAATCCACCCTTAACAGGTCCCATCTCATTATTCTCCATTGAAAGTAACCAGAGAACACCTTCGCGTTGATAGGGCGCAAGTAGCCTACCATTGAAGTTGTCCTTTGCGCGGTTATATTGATCGGCGACCTTCATGATTTCAATTTGGTTTTTACAAAGGTGGTGGTACACTTAGGTGATCCAAAAATATGTACCATCTTCCGGTTTTTCTAAAATTTATTACTAATAAAGAATTTTATAGTTAATGTATACTTCTAAAGTTTTGTCTATAGAAAAAAGTAAAATATTTTCAACAATCCGGAAAACGGTACAGATTTTATTCATTTTCCTTTTTATTCTTTTTTACTCTCCTTTTTTCGTTAATTTTTTGTCTGTTTTTTTCATAGTACTTTTTACATGCCAATTGCCTTGCTGTCAACTCTGATGGATCTTTGTCACTGAGAGGAGCCTTCTTCATCAACCTGTACTCATAGCCTTCTGGGGCTTTGGGAAGTGTCTCAGTATCTTCTTCCATTTACATATACTGTGATTTTTTCTTTAAAGTGATTAGTCAAAAAAGTTTTGTCATTTGAAGACACGAGTAGAAAATTATTACTAATAAAAAAAATTATAGTTGATGTATACTTCTAAAGTTTTGTCTATAGAAAAAAGTAAAATATTTTCAACAATCCGGAAAACGACTAAACTTTTTCTTCGTTTTCCTTTTTCTTCTTTTCATGGTAACGTTTTAGATTCTCTTCCATAATTTTTTGTCTGTTTTTTTCATAGTATTTATTGGTTGCTAACTGCCTTGCTGTCAACTCTGACGGATCTTTGTCACTTACACGTGGCTTCTTTTTGGTTGAAACCAGTTTATACTCGTAGCCTTCTGGAGCTTTAGGAAGTGTCTCAGTCTCTTCTTCCATTTACATATACTGTGATTTTTTCTTTAAAGTGGTTGGTCAAGAATCTGTACCATCTTCCGGTTTTTCTAAAATTTATTACTAATAAATAATTTTATAGTTAATGTATACTTCTAAAGTTTTGTCCATAGAAAAAAGTAAAATATTTTCAACAATCCGGAAAACGGTACAGATTTTCAAAAATGAAAAACCCCAGGACAGTCGTACATCCGTACGATAATTATTTTCTCAGTGTATGATATGAGCCATCCGACTTCATTTTTTATTCTCGAGAATGAAGAACTTCAACAATTCTGGATAGGTCAAATGAAGATGAAACTGGACGAATGTGGTTTCTCTCTTCTCCCTGCTTTAACAAGGAATGAACTTGTACATAAATTGGAGACTAAATACGTAGAGTATGAACTTCCATGTCTTGATATTGTATCTATTAACAAGAATGGTTATATGCCCTTCTATGGTGTAGAGAAGTGGGTGACTGATTTACAATATGAAATCAAACGTAACCCATATAAGTTTAGAAAAGTTAAGAAACTCCTTACGGCTGGTTGGGATGAATACGATTTCACAGGTAATTCAACAATTAATGTACTTCACGTTCGTAATAAGACTGATATGAAGGAGTTGTATAGAAGACTTATTAGAGATTGGGAAGCCAAAGGTATGAAGTGTCTGAACACCCATACATGCAAAACCTATGAAGACAAGAAAAAAGATCCCGACTTTATGTATAAGCGTGCGCGTAAAGAAGTCTTACGCCAAATGGAAAAGACTGGAAAGTTACCAAAACCCGAAACACTCGCGAAATATGATATTAGAGATGAGGAGATTAAAGAATGTATGGGTCCTACAGGGATCATCTATAAAATATCCAGTCCGTCGGGTAAAGTGTATGTAGGACAGACCGTGCGTTCCTTTAAAAAACGAATGCAAGAACATAGACAGGAAACTTCATGTTGTACATTCATTAAGAGAGCTATAGATAAATATGGAGATGAAATGAAATATGAAATCGTCGAAGAAAATGTTCCCCAAGAACAGCTTGACGAGAGAGAAATCTACTGGATAAAGGAGTTAAATTCCTTGGCACCTGATGGATATAATCTTACCACAGGTGGTCAATCCTCGAAG